TCGATCTGTTCTGCCTTTTGTCTGCTGGCTTTTTCGCGCTCACAAATAAAACTCCCAACTGTTCGTAGGACCCACACCGTACAAGAGATTGACGAACTCGGCGCTGGGTACCGTAGGGTGCACGCTACTCAGAATCTGACCGCCCCTCCCTATCGCGCTTCGCCCAGCCCTTGCCCTTGAAGAGCACAGCACTAGGCGTGAGCTGCAAGATCATCCAAGGTCCACACTCGCACCGTGGCACTACTGGCTCAAAGCCAGACTGGAGTCGCTCTTCGATCTTTCCGCAGGTTGGACACTTGAACTCATAGATTGGCATTGGGTGTCCAGTCCTTGCCAGCCCAGTAGGGCTTGCCTTCTCGGCGCTCTGCGGTGCGGCGGCAGTATGAGCACTCGCCACAGGTAGGTGCGTCTGGCACTAGGTCTCTCTTGCATAGGTTGCAGTACAGGACGCGAGAGCAGGCGCGGCGCTTGCCAAGCCCACGGATATCGCCAGGCTTGCACAGGTGCTCGATCACTTAGCCTTCCGTCGCTGTGCGCGGTTCAGCGTGGCTGGCTGCTCAGCCGGTACGCCTAGGCGGATCTTGCCACTGAAGATGTCAGCGAAGAGCGGCTGCCACTTGGTCGTGTAAACATAGTCAGCGTCGTACTCGTACATCTTGGCGGCCAGTGCAGCACGGTCAATCTCGCCAGCCTGTGTGGCGATGTAGTTGAGCGTGAGCCCCTCAAGGATGCTCTCAACGCTTGGGATCTTCCACCATGATTCTTGCATCTCGTCCCAGTCCAGTTGACCCTCGGCGATGTAGCCGTGGTCTTTCACTAGCTCAGGCTGCGCGGTCCAGTCGGTCACGATGACTGGCGTGCCACACGCCTGCGCCTCGATCACAGGGATGCCGAAGCCCTCACCGCGTGAGGCGAGCAGCAGGACATTGGCAGAGCGCATAATGCTGGCGAGCGTCTCGGCTGGGATGCCTGCACGCATCTGGCTGCTGTTCACCCATCGGATGCGATCCTCTGGAGCGTTGACTTCCTTGAGCACAGGGATGAGGTTGATGCCGTCTAGGTGACCCCAGCGGTCGGTGTGCAGGTACAGGTAGGCATCCTTGTGCTGCTGAGCGAAGAGCGCCCATGCCTTCAGCATCTCAGGGAATGACTTGCGCTTGCCCTTGTTCATCGCGGTGATCACGGTCAGGTGTGCATCCTCCGGCACGCGGAGCACATCGCGGCAGGTCGGCCCTTCGTGCGTCCAGATCTTCGTATCAATGGCGTGAGGGATGTAGACCAAGCGGTCGCGCGGTACGCCTGCCTTCAGGAGTGCCTGCTCACCATGCTTGCTCATGGCCACGATGAGCTTGTTGCCACCCTTGATGCACCACTCCGCGACGCGCGGTGGTACTGGGTCGTGGTCAATCGGTACCCAGGCAACGATGGGAAGTTGGTGGTAGGCATCGTTGATCGCTACCCACACATCGAACAGCGTGATGCCAAAGCCACCCTGTGAGGCAGCCATGGCGATGTTCTCTGGTCCTGAGTCATTGGCGTACTTGATCAGCCCCTCGGCAAAGATTTGGATGCCCTCAACCTCCATGTTGGTAGGTGCGCCATAGTTCGCAGCGACTCCGACTGGGATGCCGTCTGCCTTGATGCGGAGAGCCAGTTGTTTACATTGCTGGCCATATCCAGTGGGCGCGAGGATCGTATTTGAAACGATGATGATGGGCTTGCTCATGATTCCCTCCTAACTATGCTTGGTGATCTTGCCGTGACAAACCCTACACAGCGTGCGGAGCATGTAGGTCGGTACGATCAACGCACCTCCCTGACTCAGCGGCTGGATATGGTCTGCGGTGAGTGGGTTGCTGGGGTTGCCGTCTCGCTGCCCACACAGCTCGCAGTACGGCACCTCTTTGCGCTTCTGGATACTGAGCCTCCGCCAGTCGGCGTTGCGATAGGGAGATGGTCCGCGATTCTTCGCCCACTCTGTCGCCTTGCGTGGTCCGCACACATTGCAGCGGTTGCCGTAGGTGGTGAGCACTCCGCAGGTCAGACATGGTCGCTGCGCCCTCATGCCTTGGGGAATGCCGGTAGCGACAGGTAGGGAGCGATGATGCGCGCTAGGTGCTCAATGGTGCGCTCCTCGCCGTCCTCTAGTTGCGGCTCAATCACCGCCCACGCCAACTTGCCGAGAGACTCCTCTAGGTTCTCGGAGATGCGCGCATAGCGTGCGAGCACTAGGTGCAGCAGCTCGTGGGTCAGGATCAGGCGCTGCTTCTCTGGCTCCTGCTTCCAGAAGTCGAATGCGACGCGCAGGTCTGCGGTTGGCTGCTGTGGGTGCGCGTCAATGTCAGCCCAGGAGTCAACATCGGAGGCGGCCTCAACGATGGTGATCTCCCAGTGGTCAAGACCCATGACGGTCTGTGACTCTGAGACCCACGCCTTCAAGACGGCGAACTTGTCCTGCTTAGCCATTTGCCCTCCTGTAGTGGTGGAGCAGGAGTGGAGTTGCACCACTCGTTTGTCGCTGACCGGCAATAGCCATGATGGTCGTGCGAGCGTCTACGCTGCCCCAAGTTAGACCCTGCCGATGGGAGGACACCACCGGCAGGGCGAGAGGCCGCAGCGCCACAAGGCGCGCAGCCGCACAGAAATCGTAGCGCATCATTTCTGCACCCTCAGTGGAAGCGGTGACACAGATCGAAGTGGGCAGGTCTTATCCCAGCAGGATGGCGTGGTGTCTTCATCCCCAGCGCAGACACGGCACATGAGATCTACAGCCGCAGCGTAGCGTTGCATCTTCGCGGCGATGGAGTGATCAGGCTGATCGTCAATGCGCGACTTGACCCAGTACAGATCAGCGTCGGTGACAAAGGTGCCGCCGTAGTAGCGCTCGCGCGCCCAATGGACGCTCTTACCGTATTGCGGCATCAGATTGAATAGCGCGTTGAGTTTGACTTCGAGTTTTAGTGACCACGCCGCACAGGCTTGCTGAAACTCTCGCTGCTCAATGGGTAGTCCGCGATTGTCACTGCTAACACGCCTCTGCCGAGCGGCGCGAGACGAGAGAACGCGGTTGGACTTAGGTCGATTGCTCGGCTGCGAGATGTCCACGGCTTTTTTAGTCCCTCCTTACACGATCCACAATAGTCTCGTACCACAACGATCACGCACTTACTCGCATCGTCCTTCCGGCAGACGAGCAGTCTAAACGGTTTGTCACCCCAGCGCCAGCGCCCTACCGCTGCGTACATCACCAGCTCGCCACCACGGCCGCCTTGTGCCTTGGACTTGTACGGCGAGCAGGTGTGCTTGTACCCACCGACGCAGTACTTCTCGCCCTTAGAGGAGGTGCTGCCGTACCAGGTGGCGACTCCCTCGGTCGGTACGCCGCTCGGTGTGAGGCTCGGTCCTCCTGAGCCAGTCAGGAGTGTGAGACTCAAGAGCAGGGATGCTACTTGAGCCATACCGTGACATAGCCTTCCAAGACAGGAAGGTTGCCGCGCTCCTCAAGCCACTGCCGCACGAGCGCACCCTTGCCCTCGGTCGGAGTGATGCAGTCATCCACCGCGATGATGCAGTCCTCTGGTAGTCGGTCGTAGATCGCTTGCAGCTCACGCAAGTGGTGCTCTGCCGCGTCTAGGCTGCCAGTCTTGTAGTCGAATGAGTCCAGGTAGAGCAGCGAGATAGACGATGCGTTGCCGAAGTGCCGGAGGAAGTCCACCGAGTCGCCAACGGTGACGCGAGCACTTGGAGCCAGCGCGCGAGCGGTGTTGACATTGTCAGGGTTGATGTCGACCGAATAGGCAAAGCCGTCCAACTGACCTGCAAGCCATGACCAGACCACGGTGCTCTGGCCGTCGCCCTTCCAGTTGTTCTCCTGCCGCGCGCAGCCGGTCTCAACGATGAGTGTTGGCTGGCTGAAGGATCGTGCGATCAGGATGTCGGCGATGAAGGTGAACGCAGACCAACGGTGGCTCTCGGCTAGGTGCGGAGCAAAGGTCTTGGCGAACCCTGCGCGGAGCAGGGTGACCTCTTCCCTAGTCATGATTCAGCAGCTCCACGAAGTCCTCAAAGTCGAGCACGATCATGGTGCGGCGCTTGGTGCCAGGTCCAGGTGCGTCGCCCACCACGAGCGCCGTGATCTGGGTTGCGTTGCCCTTCACCGACCGAAGCCAGCCGTCGTAGCGCTCTGAGTAGGAGCCGTTGCCGACCTTGCATTGGATGGCGATCCAGTCAGACTGCACATCCGTCTTGCCGCCGTACTGGCCGACTCGCACGCCGCCGATCTTCTCGGCGACTTCTCGCTCGAATGAGTTGCCCTTGTTGCGTGCGCGCTTGCCGCGCTTCGCCTTCTCTTTGTTCTGCTCGTCAATGTCTAGGTCGCTCATCTTGCTCACTTGACTACCAGCCTTCCTAGCCGTGCGTGTCCGCCATCGGACAGCGTGAACACGGACTGTTGCAGTTCTAGGTGACCTGCCTTGATCAAGTCCGCGATGGTTGCGCGGTTGAAGATGTGCTCGTTGAGGAAGAACCAGCCCTCCGGCGCAATAGCGTCGGTGTAGCGGATGCTCAACTTGGCGAACTGACGACCGATCTTGGGGTCATAGCACCACGCGTCTGCGCCCTCTTGCACGCACTTGATGCCCTCATCCAGCTCAGGGGTGAGGATCTCGATGTGACTCATTTCACGCACGCCTTGTGCCGCCACTCAAAGCGACGGCCCTTCTCGTGGATCACGAGTACACGCGTGCCAGGGAACACCTGCCGCTTAGGGTCGGTGTAGTCAATCACCTTGCCGCAGTCGGTGCAGTTGGTCACCGTCCATACCGGCGGCTTGGCTGCTCCTGCGCGCTTGGTCTTTACGCCTGCCATTGCAAAGCCCTCCAGATCCAGACCACTGTCGCTGCCGTGGTGAGCAGGTAGATGAACGATGGTGCCACACCGATGCCGCGCTTGATGCTCATTGGCAGACTAGCGAACACCACGAGAAAGAGCGCAGTGTTGATGACGATGAGCGTGATGCCGAGATAGGCGAAGCCGCTCACAGGTCGCACAACCCTGACAGGATTGCCATGCGATCCGTTGCCAGTTCGATGGCTCCCTCAATGGTGTCGCCCTGGAATGTCAGTTCCGACCCAGCGGAGTCAATGAGCACCACCGTCCAGAGTGGTGGCTCACCGACTCGCACCAGGCCGTCGTAGTGATAGCCGAGCTGCGCGGCTCGGGTCTCTAGTTCCGTTAGCGCGACATTGCTCATGATTCCTCCTCTGGGGATGCCGACCACTTGCCGTTATCCACCATGTACTTCCTGAGGATCGCGTAGGACTTCTCCGCTGTCAAGTCTGTTGTGTCGATCTGCAAGTCATACTCGGTCTGGAGGTAGCCGTGCTCGGTCACATCGGCTGCCCCTTGGAGCACCCCACGGCGCTCCGTGCGAGCCGCTGCGGAGGCGAACACACGCACGATGGTGATCCCTGGGATGTGCTGCCGGAGGAAGTGCGCCTCCAGTGGCAGACGCACATCGTCAATGGCGATTGGCCGCCCTAGCGGTGCCAGACGGTTGAACGCGTCGTGCCATGCCTTGATCCAGAAGTAGGCATCCAGTTCGCGCAGCTGCGCGCCGATGTCTTGCAGGATCTCGCGGCCTGAGGTCTTGACATCCAAGCCTAGGCGGCGCTGCTCGTAGTGCTTGCTCTTGTCGAAGTCCACGCCGTAGGCGAGCGATGCCACCTCACGGATGGTCTGCGCGATTGGAAGCACGATGTAGCGGCTCTTGCGTCGCTCCTCCAGCATCTCTGCCAGCGTGCTCTTCCCTGACCCCTGTGGTCCGACGAATGCGATGTGTGCGCTCACTTCGTTACCCTCCTCACATACTCAATCCACATATGCAAGCGCCGCGGATAGCGCTCAATCCAAGCAATGCCGCCGTTGCAGACATTGCATAGCAAGCCCCTTACGCACTTGCCGCATGACACCATGCCTGGAGCCGATACCTCTGGGCAGCAGTTGTGGTCGTGATCGATATGCACGGCCTGTGACCGATCGAACTCAAGCGGTTCCTTACACGCCGCGCACCGGTCAGCCTGTGCCACCCTCAATGCGGCGTACTGGTCAAGCGTCAAGCCATGTCCTCTGAGCTGCATCCGCAACTTCTGCATAGCCCAGTTCTCAGGTGAGACCCTTTCTCGGTAGGCTCTTTGGTACAGAGCCTTGCGTGTTGGGTTGTCCTGCTTACGCGCTCCCATTAGCGCTTTACTCCAAGGATCTCGCCTAGCGGCGTGAGCCGTCCAGAGCCAGAGCGCTTAGGGGATATAGGGGTTCTATTCTGTTCTCTCTCTCTTTCTCTTTCTCTGTCCGTCAACCCACCCTCTTTTCGTGCTCGGTAGCGTTCTCCACGAGAGGTCGAGGTGGGGTCGACTTGATATCGAGAATAGTTCGACACGGCAATGACACCGTCTCCAGATTCGGTCAGCAGACCACTTTTCAACAGGCCTTCCACACCCCTAAACAGGCGTGCGCCGATGACCGTCTTGAGGTGCTGTCGGTTCTTGAACACTCCGCCGGAGCGGAGCAGCTTGACCTCACCAATGATCGTAATGAACGCGCGAAACTGCGTGTCAGTCAGCGCCGAGATCTCCGCATCTCGATGTGCGTTTGCTACCCACTTGAACCAAACCATTAGACCCTCCTCTTCGCGTATTGCTTGCCGTTTAGGTTATTGAGATTGAGCTTCTTTAGCCTTCGGACAAGCACGCTCACCGCATCTGCCGGCTTTTTGCCTGTGCCGCTAATCTGCCAACCTTCAATGTTTGCTTTGGCAATCCAATGAGATCCTTTCCTAGGCTTGCTGCGTACTACATCAACAGCGTTAGGCTCCGCTCCGAAGGTACGAGCGAGATTGTTGGCGTACTCAATCAACAAACCAGCTTCAGACATGTTCGCCGCAACAATGCGTTCGATGCGCTTCTTGTCGTGGTCCCTCATTCGAGCGATCAGCCGTGGCACATCCTTGCGTACTGTTCGGCCGTGGAAGGTGATCGGCTCTCCTGTCTCAAGCGCATCCAGCACCATTGAGGCGTAGGAGTCGCCGTCGCTTTCTCGTTCCATCTCGTCCTCCTGTGTTAGTGGCTGGGAGAGGTGGAGGTCGCCAGTCTCTCCCAGCCGTAGTTGATGCCGCTCAGATCAGAACGGCAGTGACTCCAGGTCGCTCTCGTTGCGCTCAGGCTCGCCGAGTGGCGCGCTCTGTGCGTTCACCCAGGCGATGCTGGGCTTGCGCTTGCAGAACTGGCCGTCGGTCTTGCCGCCGCAGGCATAGAACGCGTTGTACTCCTTGCCCATCTTGCTCACGCCTGCCGGCTTGAACTGCCAAGCCGTGCGGTGCTCTGGGCATTCGCCCTCTGCGAAGAGCAGGGCAGCCGCGATCACTGGATCACTCGTAGAAACCGAAGGCTGAGACACCTTCACAGAGTCCACGGAGAGGGGTCTAGGAGCCACGGAGAGCGGCGCTTGTACCCTAGGTAGTACTTGGACACTCCCTGAGACCTTTTCAGCGCTGTAGAGGCTCCTGCCGATACCCAGTGCAGCCGCAGCTCGTCGGCGGCTATCGGTCACGCTGGACTTGATCGGCTCCTCGTCGCGCCCTGCGGCGTTCGGATAGCCGCACTCCTCAATCGTCTTAGTCACGCCCTCAAAGGTCACGATCAACCGACCACTCACCACTGCGGTGGCCGCATCAACCAAGTCCCACGTGAACGACCAACCCATTGTGCCGAAGACCTCATCGAGCCTAGTGTCAATAGCGCGCACGTCTGCGTATGTGTAGGTCATTCCTGATCGTCCAGGACGATGCCTCAGTTCCTCTGGCTTGAACGGTGCGGCCAGTGCCGCTGCGATTTGCTTACTCATTCTCTGGTCCTCCTAGAACCTCAATGGACTCCAGTTTGTTGACTGCCAGATTGCGCGAGTCCGCCTTCGCAATGTGACCGCTCTCGAATACCGTACCGATCTTCACCTCCTCCGCTTCCGCGAAATACTTAGTCGCATCCTTGACTCCTAGGAGCCACGCCTTCTGGAATCGCGTAGCGCTTGGTGCGCCGTTGCGATCCTCACCTGCTGCGAGCTGCAAGTGGACGAAGGCGTAATAGTCAACCGTCTGGTGGTCTTTGATGTAGTCAAACACGCTGACTGGATCGGATGCCCACGCAGCCTTGCTCCATGCCTTCGTCTTGACATCGACTTGTAGACCGCACACTTCGTAGTCGTGCGTGGTCGCGTCAATAAACTTGAACGGAATGCGAGCCTCCAGAAGCCCAGCCTCAAACACTGCCTGCCCAACGCAGCCAGTCCAAGTCGTGTTGCCGGCGGCCTTGTCCTTTCGGAACCGCAGGCGAGCGCTGGACTGTGCCGCCTTGTACATCTCCTCTGCTCGGACGATGATCGCTGGAGTGATCGCTACCTCAATCACGCGTCACCTTCCTTGCCGTGAACGCGGAAGACGCGCGCACCTGGTGTTTCTTTTGTACTCATCTCAATGATCTTGTCCCACTCGTTGGTAATGCCGATTTCAGATAGCACCTGTTCACCAAACATATAGCGCTCGCGCATTGCCAATGCGACTTGATGCCAATCAATCTTCACGCTCGCCTTGTTCTGCTTCCAAGTGGCAAGCCAGCCGTGACCCTTCACGCCTTCGCCCTCACCGATGGCTTCCTTGATGGCGATTGCCATCTCCTTGAGTGCAGCGTCAGCAGCCTCTGCCTCTGCCTTGGCTTCGATGTAGAGGCGCGCGATGTGATCGAGTTGCGGATCTGCCTTGGCGTAAGTGTTGCTGCTCTGCGGCTTGACCTCTGCGAGTGTGTCGCTGTCGTTGCCGGTCAGCGGCGGTGGAGTCTTGGTCTTGACCAAGTCCAGGAACGCCACGGCCTTATCGAACAGGAGTGTCTGGTAGATCGGATCAGCCTCTACGCGCTCAATGCGGAACACCAAGCCAGAGAGCAGCACGGCAACATCGCAGTACGACGCGCCAGTGATAAACATCTGCCACTGCACCTGATCCACATACTCAGGTGGCACTGGGTACAACTGCCAGCGGCTGCTCGTTGAAGTCTTGATCTCTACGAGACCGTCGGTGTCGCCCACGATGGTGCGGTCCAACGATGCCATCGCCCAACTGTGCTCTTTCAACCGCACGATTCCGTTGCTCTTTCGTAGCTTCTTGCCAGTCTCGGCGGTGTAGTAGTCGGCTACTGCCTGCTCTAGCAACTGCCCACGCTGGGCTGCTGCTCCGACTTCCTGCTCACCGACTTGACCAGTCAACTCTGCCCAAAGTCGGTACGCCGTCTTGTACGGCGATGTGCCGTTGATGGCGGTGATGCCGGTCGCGGTGATGCCGCCCTTCCGCATCTCGAACCACTCTGGACTCCGTTGCGGCGCAGATACAAACTCGTAGCGCTTGCTCACTTTCCCTCCTCTGCATCAAAGATCTTTCCATAACGCTTGATCGCTTTTAACGTTTTCAATTCAATGCGCCGCGCTTGTTCACGATTCATTAACCCCAGGGCGTCGGCTACCTCTTCGTATGTGCGCTGGCGACCATCATCTAAACCAAACCGGAGTCGCAAAAAACGTTCGTAAAATTCGTGCAAACCAGTCACAGGACGGTTGAGGTGTTTTACAACTTCATCGTATTGCTTGCTCACTTGAACACCTCCCAGACGATGACTGCCAGAATCCAGACGATCATCAACGCAACAGTAAACTCGAAGCGCTCCTGTCGGCGTGACTCTCGCTGGAGCTTCTCGTACTCGCTGCTAAAGTACGGCCGCACTACCATCTTGGGCGTGCTCTTACGATTGACTTTCACAGTGACCCTCCTACTACTAACACGATGATGAAACACGCGATGAAGATTCCGTAGCCGATACCGTCAATGATCGCCGACTTTAATTGAGCGGCTTGGATCGATTCTCTTTCCAGCGAGTCGTAATCAGCTACGAAATGTGAGCGAACTACAAAGTTCGCAACCCTTTTGGTCTTCATAGAATCTGTCCTCCTGTATTTAGGAATTGAAGACAACCGTTGCGTCACACGCATCGCAGGCAGTCTCGCCAAGCTCGTCCTCAACCCAGTCAGATAGGCGCATACCTGGGTTTACCTCAAGGACACTGATGACGCAATCTTGGCAACGCGCCTCGCCATCACCGGTGTAGCGGAACAACTTAGCGGCGCTCATTAGCGTGCCGCCTGTGCAGCGTAGGCTGCACGGATGTATGGCTGGATCACATTGATCTCATACGACGAGTAAAGATCGAAGTAGTCGCCAGTGATCTCGTATGAGGCAACCATCTGCTCAAGTACGAAACCATCAAGCACCGTGAAGGCGATGAGGTACTTGCCGTCTCGGCGAATAGTCAGCCTCCAACCATTCTTGTATGGCCGGATGGAATAGGTCTTTCCATCAGTGAACTTGCCCTGTGTGCTCTTTGTCATTTTGACCTCCTTGTCAGTCCAGCCGAGTGGCTGTGTCCTGCCTGACATAGGCATCATAGGGTCAACGGTTCGCGCCTGTCAACCATGTTGCGTGAGTATCTTTTATGCAGGGTGGATAGCCCCTGGGTGGGGAGGGACCACCCAGGGGAAGCCGCCTAGGACGGCTGCGACAAGTCCTCTAGAGCGAAGGCGATGAGGAGCCGTAGGCAGATGCCACACAGGAGCACCTGCTCAGACTCGACCTCCCAGACCCTGCTCTGTAGCTCACAGACCGAGCAAGTGCCGTAGGGGCGCTTGACTCGGACTGGCACGATTACTTCCTAGTCAGGCCGTAGGTCGTCGTGTCCCTGTCTAGGGCCTTTACGACGATACCCAACCCACTCGCCAAGCCGGCACTCACGATCGTTCGGAAGTCTCCGCCCTGGATATCGAGCAGTGGAATCCCAAGTCCGAGCGCCACACTAATGGACACGGTTAGGAATGTCTTCACAAAATCCAGCCCAATTTCAAAGATCTGAGTGCTCGCGGCGATGTACTTGATACCTGCCCAAATGCGGTTCATGCCCTTTTCCTTTCTAGTCGCAGCGGCTGCTGCATTGATGACGGCGAGACCGTCTGCGGCGAGCGCGCCCCAGTCAGCCTTGCCGATCTGATCCAACTGCGCCTGTACAGCGTCAGGTGTCTTGATACCAGATTCTACTTTTCGCGCCTCCTGGTGGCGCTGTGGTGGCAATGCGGCGATTTTAGGAGCAGGTGCTGGCGTGGGTGCCGTAGGCACAACTGGCGTAGTGGCAACTGGCGCGGCTGCTGGTGCAGGCGCGGCGACCTTGCCTGGGTGGGTGACGATGAGCAGGCACTTGTAATCAACGCCAGCCTTCTTCGCCTTGAACTTGCTATTGGCGATCTGGCGGAGCTGCGCCTCTGTGACCGGCACGCCGTAGCGTTCAGCGGCGACCTTCTCGTCGCGCGTCGGACATGCCCACTGCCAGCCGTCAACATCGTCATAGCCTGCGGAGGTCATATGTCCGTAGCCAGCGGTGACGGTCTTAGGGTCTTTCTTGGTCCAGTAGCGCTTCCAACCGTCGTGCCACTTGCTGATCGGTACGCCTGCTGGGTAGTCCACTCCCTGCTGTACCCAGATCTGTAGAGCAGCGCCGGCCTTAGCGGCTGCGACTGCGTCCGCCCACGACTTCGCATATCGAGCCTTGCCACCTAGGTGCGCGATGACCTTCGCAGCCTCAGGCAGAGAGCCGCCGTTGTCGGACTTGCCCTGAATATCCTTGCGGCCAGTGACCTTCTTCATTGCTGCTACGCCGTCAGCGGCGCTGTAGTCGACCGTGTAGCCAGAAGCCCACGACACTGCGGCGGCACAAGATGACCAAGTGCAGTCATCAAGGATCTGCTTCGCGCCCTTCTGTTGCGCCTCTGCGTCCGAATAGAGTTGGCTCTTGACCTTGTACTTCATTATTCCTCCATCCACCTGAGTGGTCCAGTCAGCAACCAGATCAGCGTCAGTCCGCCGAAGAGTGTTGCCATTGTTGATTGCGTGTCGCCCTCTGGCAGAACGACCACAGCGAAGAGCAGACCGAGAATGGTCCACGCCCCACCGACGAGATCTACGATGATGCGCTTGATCACTTGCTTGCCTTTCTCGCCGTAGCCGCTGCGCTAGATGCAGCAGCCACAGCAGCACTTGCCACTTGACTAATCACGATTGCCACAGCAACCGGCGCAGCCTTCTTCTTCTCGGCAGGTGAGAGATCTTTGCCTAGGTTGGTAATCGCCTCCACTGCCTTAGTCACAGTCTCAGCGACAGCAGCGACAGCCTCACCAACTGCCGCAACCGTTTGCTCGCCAATGTTATCTGGTGACGGTGTGGGTTCAGGTGTTGGCTCCACGCTCGGAGCTACGGATGGTGAGTCACTAGGTACAGCAGTGGTATCAGGAGAAGGGGACTCACTCGGACTAGGTTCTGGCGTAGGGTCAGGCGTGGGCGACGGCTTGGGTGTGGGAGTCGGTGATGGGATCGGCGATGGTTGGACACTTGGCACCTCACTTGGTGACGGCTCCGGCGTGGGTGTCGGAGTCGGCTCAATGCTTGGCTCTACAGATGGTGACGGTTCTGGCGTTGGTTCTGGAGAAGGCTCCACAGATGGCGTAGGATCTGGCGATGGACTTACTGATGGACTTGGCTCTGGCGTTGGCTCAACAGATGGCTCTTGGCTTGGCTCTGGTGAAGGCTCTGGAGTGGGCGATGGGACGACATAGGTCGGATCGGTAATCGTCAGGAAGCCAGCACCGCAGCAGGAGTCGGTGGCGTTGATCGCCCAGCCGTACACATCGCCTGCTTGCAGCTCGATGAGGATGCTGCCCTGCACATCGTTGCCGCCATTGGGCTGAACTAGCAGTGTCTCTACGCCATTGAGCAGGAAGAGCGGACGGTCAAAGAATGGACCATCCTGGGTGGTGTAGTGCCACAGCGCCGAGTAGGTGAAGTCGCTCTCAGCCACGGCCGTGTAGGACGCGGTGTTAGAGCCGCCTCCCTGATTGGGTCCAGCCAGGGTGAAGCCACCATCTAACTCTGTGACCGAGCCACCGCCGGTGGTGGTGAATGTCCAGACAGGCATCGCCAGAATCGGCGCGACCATAGAGCAGGTCAGGATGATGCCCAGCAGTGGGAACGCGAGCCGCTTCACTTAGAGAGCAGTGATGCGAGTAGTGGGATCAGCACGCTGAACAACAGCGCGGCAATCACCACCAATCCTCCTTTGATCCTGTCCACATCGGAGCGCACCTGATCCAACTTTGCGGAGTGTGCGTCCAGACGCTCGATCAGTTGGTCAATCTGGCGTGGGGTCATCGTGCCTCCAGCGCGGCAGTCAGCGCCAGCAGCGCGTCAGTTCGAGTTCCGCCAGTGCCTGTGACCAGCGGCTCGCCGTCCATCTTGTCGGATGCGATGGCAGTCCACACGCCGTCAATCTGGTCGAGCAGGATGATCTGCAAGCCCTGTGCGGCAGAGGCCGCAGTGGCTTCGTTGAGTGCCTGAAGTTCAGCGTCCATTACGCACCGATCCTTCCGACGCTCAGTGCCGGATACACGCCAGTGACTGCCACTGTGTTGAGAGCGCCACCTGATTGCTGCAACGCTGTCAGCCTGACTGTATCGCCTGCCGCTAGGTAGCAATTTGTTGAGACAGAAAGAATCGTTGAGGCGGCTGGTGAGGCAAGAACCTGAGTTGTTCCAGCATCTGCGCCATTGACAATGATTGAGAGCGATCGCCTGCCAACTGCGTTAGCGGCGAAGGCAATGTTTCCGCTGATAGCATAGAAGCCATCCTGACCGATTTCAATCTCGTCGTTGGCGTTGACAAACCAGGCATTTGGATCGTAGGAGCCGGTGGTGGGCGTAGCGCTTGCCGTATTCAGCAAGACTGCAGTTGAGGTGTTGTTGACCAGCGCCTGCGCTGCTGTGTTTGTGGCGCGCGAGATCCACTCGGAGTTAGCGCCGTCAATCGTCACATTAGTTGTAGGAGCAAGTGAGATGTAGCTGCCGCTTGTGATCGTGACCGTGTTTGTGGCATCGAGTTGAACATCTGGCCCCAGCGTGAGTTCACCGCCATCGCCGAGATCCAGAACTGTGCTTCCGCTCTTCAGATTGAGCACGCCATTGTTTGCGGTGAGGAGTGCCGGAGGATAGGTTGCAGGGTCGCTCTTATCGGTGAGTACCACTTCTGGCACACCGTTTGTGACTCGAACTTCTGTTAAGCCAACAACGCGCTGTGCGGATTGGGTGGCAACTGTTGCAATCGTGATGGTCAACTTCAAGAAGGCAGCATCGGCTGGTGCTGTCATAGTCGTGAAGTCTGGAGCAATTCCGTAGAAGTCAGGAGCCGTGATGCCTGTCGGAGATTGCAACTGAGTGAATGTGTAAGTAGCAGAGTCGAATGACGCGCCTGAGATGGCGGTGACCCCATCGGACTTGTAAAACTGGCAGACAAGTTTGGCAGTCGCCTGGGTGCTCGGCGTGCCGCCGTCGAATGTCGCCTCAGCGTAAAAGGCAAAGGAGCGAGAAAGCGATGACGCAACAGGGATGTAGCGCGTGAGCGTTGCACTTTTGCCAGTCAGGGTGCCGCTGGCAATGGTGAAAGTCAGTACATTGCCAGAGCCTACGCCAGCGTCAGAGACGATGGCTGCGGTGATCGCGCCAGCGCTGTTGACATCGGTGAATGTCCAGTACGGCAGTGGATTGCTTTCGGTGATCGTGTCTCCGGCCGCGTCAGGCGGAATGGCAAAGTCGCCGTTCGCTACGCCGGCCTGAATCTCACGCAGCGCGGCAGGACCAAAGAGCAGCGCCGTCTCACCGTCGCTCGATGTGCTGACGAGCGGCGCGCCCTTGTCTGCGTTGACTCCGCCCTCAAATGCGCCGAAGCCTTCTAGGTTTGTGCCGTACTTACCCATCGTTATTCTCCTCCGACAAGGACGCTCAGGCCCTTCAGATACTGCCGTCGGAAGTCTCCTTGGACTTCATACTCGACTTGATACGAGCCGCCACCCTGAGCGAACCGCATCGTGATTGTAGGGATGTAGAGAATAGTGGACGAAAGGTCCAGCGCTGGTGCAGTCAACTTCACATACTGCCCTGGGAGCCACGCCTTGACGAGCGTGTAGGTCGCAGCTGCGGTGAGCGCATAACCTTGGCTGTAGCCGTACTCCCAATCTGGCGCAGAGGTCTGAGCAAGATTGCCACCAGCAATGGTGAACGAGACGCTGCGTACCGGCTTGCCGCGCGTCACCATCGTGGCACGAGCGAGCGAACCGATCGTTGCACCGCGATCTGCCTTGGCGACCACCTTTGGTGCGCTGAAGATCTCGTGTGGCAATGGGCCATTGCGCGCAGCCAGCCCTGCGCCGTTGCGGCTGTAGGTGCCGGTGTAGGTGCGGAAGTAGGGATCATTGGTTGGAGCCGTAGGGTAGGTCTGGTTGCTGTCGTAGCGCGCCAGCGTTGAGTCAGCCTGGACAAAGATACCCTTCACGATGTCCGAGTGATCAAGGTTGACCGTGAGATCGCGTGCCAGCAGGCGCGTCACGCTCGCCGCGCTACCTGTCTGCACGCTTGCAGGGTCAGTGACGATCTCTGCTGGTGCCGTCGCGTAGGTCGGAGCGGCAGTCTTTGGACCGTAGTTCAGGCGGCCGTCGCCATCAATCCAGTAGCGGTACTGCACATCGGCAATACCACCAGCCGCCTCTGCAATCTGATCAAGCGCGCTCTGAAGCGTCGTCGCCTTGAAGGTCTGCTTGCCAATGGTCTGCGCTGAGCCGCTAAAGACTGCGCGTGTAGAACCGCTGATCACGGCGGTATTCAGGATCTGTCGCGTGGTCGCGTCGTTGACCTGAGTATCGACTCGTGCCAATAGCGCGTTGATGTGGTCTCGATCAGTTGATGATGCGCCGCCCTGTGTGAAAGAGTCAACATATGAGGTGGCGCGGATGCCTGTTTTGCCGTTGCGAATGATGGTCTTACCGAGCCAGCCGTCTGCATCCTCAACGCTAACCGTTGCGCGCGAGCCAAGGCCGTTCTCCAACAAGACGGCATCAATGCCGGTGATGTAGCCCAAGAAGATTGGCGTGGTCGCGCTGTAGCGGCTGTCAAAGAACTGGACGCGCGCATTGTCGTAGACCGCGCCTGAGCGCCACCACGGTCCTGCTACTGGGGTCTTGGTCTCAATCACATCGAACTGCATTGAGCCACCGTTGCCGTCGCCTGAGAGCGTCAGCGAGAGACTGCCCAGATCGACATACGGCGTAGTCAGCGCGCTCGGAGCTGGGAGGTCAAGAAGGTTCGCGCCGCTGTCAACGCCAGCGACGATCAGGCTGAATGGGTTTGCCACTTAGCGGCCTCGCTTGAATGTTCCTGTGCGGTTGATCGAGTCAGTCACGACGGTGTCAACCTTGCCTGTGCCAATGAAGATGTTGTTGGTCGTGGCAGGTGGCGTGAATGTGCCAGAGGTCACTGCATTGGCGAGATAGGGCGAGTATCCGGCGGAGGTCACTCCTGCTTTCGCCGCTGCGCCCTGCGCGGCAAACAACTTCTCTAGACCAAAGACGATGGCATCAATGGTGATCTTGAGAGCCTGGAGGAAGATCTTGAGCGGCGTGAGCGCAATGATCAACAGGTTGGCAGATCCATCTGCACCACCGAATACCTCAAACAGCGCGCCGAGTGACTCGCCTAGGGGCGCAATGCCATTGTCGATCAGGTCTTGCAGCACTGGAGCCACCGCGTTGATGATGCTCTCAAAGATCGGCATACCTGTCGTGGCGAGCCAGTCAAGGAACTTGTTGACGGTCGGCAGCAACTTGTAGCCGAGTTCCTCCATTGTCTCGTTGAACCTGACCTGCGAGCGTGCAAACTTGCCGCTCGTGGAGTTGGCGATCTCTGCGGCCGTGCCGCCGTACTTAGCGGTCGCAGCAGTCAAGATGTCCTGAATCGTCGCGCCCTTCTCAACCGTGATGCCAAGTGCCTTCAGTCCACGAGTCGTACCCTGCGCGCCCTTGCCGAGCGTGGTCATTACTTCTGCAAGATCCTGACCGGTGACGGCGGCAATGTCTGCCGCTACGGCGTTCGCCTGTAGGAGTGTCGCCTGATCAGTAAAGAATCGTGAACCGACCTCTAGCCCAGCGCGCACCTGATCGTCTGCGATACCGAGCGCGCCCATCGAGAGGATCTGCTCTTTGATCTTGTCGTTGAGATCCTCAGTGAACAGACCGCGCTGCTTCAGTGCAGCATTGAGCAGGATTGTCTGACGCTCGTCATCTGCTGCGCCCTTGACTGCGACGGCTGCGAGTCCTGCCAATGCCGTGCCGAGTGCGAGCGATCCTTTGGCAATGCCGCTGAACGCGCTGATACTCGTTCGGCGCAGCTTGCCCATTGAGGTGCCGATCTTGCCAAGCGGCCCAGTAGCCTGGTCTTTGGCTTTGACGACGAAGTTGGCGGTCTGGTTTCCAGCCATCAGCGTTGGTTACCTCTCTTGAACTTGAGGATGGTGTTGCGGAACGGCTCGTCGTTCAAGAACGCGGCCACCGTCTTACTGTATGACTCTACCGCTCGGTCAAGGTTTGATTGCTTCTTTACCACTTGATCAACAAACGGTCTTGCTCTAACTGCCTTGACCGTGAAGGTTCCGTTTTCAGTTCGTCGGCGCGATCCAATCCCTTTCACAACCAGCCAGCCGTAGAACGCACCCTTGCGACCACCCTTGACTCCGACAATTGCTGCTGGTCTGTTGTACCTAGCACCACGAGCCTTAATATTCTTTTTCAACTTGCCAGTTTCTCCGCGTGGCGCAGCATCTTGAATTGGCTTCTTCAGGGTGCGAGCTGCGTTCAGGGTCGCAAAATTCATCAGGCGCTTGAAGGCTGTTGGGTTGGAACCCTTGAGGAAGCCAAGCCGCAGTTGGTCGTAGTTACTATCGAACTGACCTTCTACGACTACTCCGGCTCGCATCATTTCCCTTTCGGCTGCATCTCCGCGTGGATCATCCAGTGGAGCAGCACCTCATCGATTGGAAGGCTCGCTACCTGCTCTGGCCACATCCCAAACTTCTCGCCTAGGAGATGGAAGATGATTTCTGGTGGCGGTGCTATGGATTGCCCAAGCGCCATCCGCCTAGCAGCGAGCCTTACTTGGGGTCCGGCTGGTTCGCCTTACCCCACGCCTCAAGCATCTGCGTCAGTGCGTCAATCGGTGCATCCAGCACATCGTCAACAGCCTTGCCATCAAGGCCTTTGAAGTTATGCGTGACCACCAACTTTGAGAAAGCAACCAGCGAGCGCTGGCTATCGCCTGACTCCAAGTCGAGCAGGATGCGCGCCGAGACTTGCTTTCGCAGCTCGGCAGTCCACCCTGCAAAGTCACCCTCTAGGGTGATCTTCACCGTGTCCATATGACCCTCCTAGCGCCGAATGGCGCTGCTATTTATGGCGCGACGCTGAGTGGCGAATCCACGACGATCTCAAGCGACTTGCCTGAGGTCGTGTCAAACGCCAGGCGGCAGGTGATCTCATTCACCGTTACGCCCTCGTTATCAGCCGAGAGCGGCACGATGTTCTCGATCTCCCACGAGCCGAGAATCCACACGCCGAAGTTATCGGCAGTCGTGCCGTACAGGCGCAGATACTTCTGCGTGGCGATGTCGGTGATTGGGAAGGTCGTGCCAGCGGCTGCGTTGCTCGCCACCGTGAAGGTGAGCGTTGCATCAAGCACGCCAGTCAGCGCGGCGGTTGCGGCCGTCAGGCTGCCGTCAAGCGCCGTGATCATTCCAACACCAGTCGTGATTGACAGATTGAAGTTGTAGATCGACGCGAAGTCGGTCGCCCCTGTGCCGGTCTTGTCTGGGAAGTTCGTGTCGGTGCTCAACTTCATCAAGCGACCAGGCATCATTGGATTGGCAGGGATCGCGTTAGGGAAGGCGAGTGCCGAGCTGGTCACCGTGGTTGCCGCAAAGGTCGCGCCCATCTGGAGCAAGCCTGCTGCGTCTGCTGAGAAGGTGATCTCCGTTGGCGCTGCATCTCGGACGAGATACTTCTGTACGCCGTCGGTCACAAGGAACGAGTAGAACACGAGCGTGTCGACATCGGTCTGTGTTGGCGACCAAGTCCACGAGTACGGCGAAGCCGTGCCTGAGGTGCTCGCGCCGATTGCGTCAAGGACGAGTGGCAGGGTGCGGAGCGATGCAGGACCCTCAGCAATGGTGAGGACTGGTGCGCGTCCGGTGATGACTGGCTGGCTCGCCTGAATCGCGGTGCGGCGACCTACTGAGATCGTCTCGCCAAGATCAACCGTCACGCCCAAGTCAAGAGCGCCGACAGTCTCATTGAAGAGAATCTCGCCGACAGCGGTTCCCATCGAAGCTGCTGTGCCGAAAGCGGCCTGCGACGCAGTAGCGATTCGCGTCAGAGCCTTTGCGCCGTAAGTTGCCATCTCTCGATCTCCTTGCTCTACGCGGTGAACGCCACGGTGTCATAGACCGTGACTTCCGCAGTTGCTTCAACCGTCAGGTATTCCTGATCGGCATAAGTATCTGTGCCGAGTGTAGTAGCAGTGACTGCTACCTGAACGGCATTTCCACTAATGGTGACCGCGCCGTCAAATGCGGTGCGGAGCCATGCGCGCCAGGTGTATAGGTCTCGGTACTTGTCTTCCATCCGTGGCATTGGCAGGAGGTATAGGCGGATCGCAACAGTCAGCACCGTGGTGCGGTTGCCGTTGCCGATGCTCACCGAGTCATCGCCTGGGAAGAGCACGATGGCAGGAACGACCGGCAGAGACTCTGGCGGTGTTGCCCAAGCGTTGCGGAGCGTATAGCCAGTTGGCGGAGTGACCGCTTCTAGTCGAGCTGCAATGGCATCAAGGATAGTGAGGTCGGTCATCGCGCCAAGCCGTTGCGCTTGCGGTACGGCTCAAGAATGAGTGCCGCCTCTGGGTGCAGGGCGCGGCTCATGCGGAGGATACCGCCGAGGTCTGCCGAACCCACGATGGCATATGGGGATACCCTACTAGCCCAGACTGCATTTGCCTGGATGATTTCTGCTTGCTTCACCGCAGCAGGAACGCTAGGGAATCCGAACACGCCCACGACCTTTACGCCAAGGTACACATCCTTAGGGAAGTTGCGCGGCCATGTGACGCTCGTGTCGATCTCGGTGTAGGGGAAACCGTCTAGCGCAGCATTGCGCGGAGCCAGCACATAGTCGGTGCCAGAAGTCCAGGTGGTCTCGTAGGTTCCGTTGGCATCATCGTCAGTCTGGAGCGTGGTGACGCTGACGAGATCATCGGTCAGCACATACTCCCAGTCCTCAGCCGTGTAGTAGCGCGTCTCGGACGCTGTGCCAAACCCAGTCTTGCGGTCGCAGTGAAGATCGATCAGCGTGTCAGTTGCATCAAGCACAGCTTGAAGCGCGCTGTCATCCACCGTGTCGGTAATGCCGACAGCAGCCTTGAACTCAGCGAGTGTTGCGTACGACATCTAGCGGCCTCCTGACTGCATCCAAGTAAGTGTGTGAGTTCCAGAAGTGACAACTGCGTACAGTTTGTCTGCCTCTGGTAGCCACACCGTGAGTGTTGATCCCTTGTGTACTTCAAACCCTGTTGCCGTAGTAACTCCTGCGCCACCGATAAAGATGTTCTCGTTGCCGTCCACATGGAGCGTGATCCACGACGCACCAACAATGCCGGTGGCGATGAAGGTCGCAGTGGTTCCAACGACGGTTTGCCCTGTCGCTAGGCTCACGCTTCAGGCTCCACGATTTCCGCCACGCTGGCGGTCTCTGTTGGTACGGTAGCAGTCCTCATACCCTTTGATACTTTCGCGCGCTCTACGAGCCGCGTTGGTGCCTCTGCGTCGACATCTGCAACAGCCTCAGCCAAGCCAAACCCAATCAGGCTCTCCGCTTCTGCCTGTGGCAGATCAACGATTGAGCCGCTTGGATATTCACCGCGTCGCTTGCAAAGTCGAACGAGCATTAGTTTCTCCTAACTTGCGGTTCAGGGGAGCCGCCGAAGCGACTCCCCTTCACCACTGATTACGCGTTGCTCCTAACGGATTAGGCGCA